AGCTATTATAATAAATAGTCCCTTCAGCGTTGTCAGATGGTGCCGATGTTCGTGGTTTTAAATGCACTGCTCCCTGATAGTCTACAGAGAACACTTCTGTGCTGTTATTCAAAATCTGAAACAGGTCGCCTGAAGAAACTGTGCTACCTGTTTGATGTTTTAATATATTTCCGTCAACTAAATCTGGCAATACTTCCACATCTGATGTGCCATTATCTCGGTACATCTTTCCGTCTGATGTATTGTACCAGACTAACTTAGTATAGACATCCTTTACTAAATTCGGACTGGATAAACTTCCTGCCATTATCTTACCCTCGTATAAGTCGGAGCTACCGGTCTCGGAACCCTAGCCAAAATCGGTATACTCGGTTTTTGGACCCTTACCATAATTGGTGCGGTAGGTTTCCTTTTTAGTACTGATTTCGTTCCAAATAATACTGCACCAAGTATTATATTAGTGAATGGATACTCTATAGTGTCGAAAGCTATTCCAATTTCATCAAACTTAACTGACACTTAGAAATCCATAGGTTTTAAAGTTTGCTTTGAACCGTCTCTACCCCTGAAAGAATACGCTCTTGCCTTCTTAACTCCTGACTCATATTTCATCATATAATGATTGGATAATGGGAGAGTCTCTACTTTTCTCTCATACCCATTTGCTATAACTCTTGCAACTAATGCTTCGTGAAATTGTTCTGGTATTTCTGCTTCTTGGCTAAGATAATTAGCATCAGACATTTGAGTACTAGTATTTAAAGTAGTACCTAAATATGTATCTTCAGAACCATAGCCATCTTGCTCAGGACCTTCTCCCGGTATTAAAAACTTGTCTGGTCTTTTTATATATAATAAGTGGATTTTAGTAGTAGAATTTGCCGGAGATGTAAACTTATCCGTACTAGAGTCATAATAAGCTATAAGGACAGAGTCTCTTTCTGTCCACCAGAGATGTTGACTTATGTTTAAATTCTGTCTTTCCATTAGACTAGGTCTCTCTCTATAGGTCTACCTATTAATTTTTTGATTGATTTTCCATCATAATCTACAGCTTTTATTTTAATAATGTGCTTTTTTAATGGATACACCCTTTGGTCCGTAACACTTGTAAATTCATCCATAGCTTCAACTATTTCAGTTCTGAAGCCCATATCATTCATACCGTCATTTAAGGACCTAATAATTTCAACTTCACCCATATCAGGATGATGTTGTTTAATTCTATCAATCATCTCTTTTAATTTCATATCTTGACCTCCTTACCTGCACCACTTTGAGGACCTTGCATTAATTGAGTTCCTATGAACTCTTGTTTTTTTCCCGCTACCATTTGTAAAGCTCCCTGCATCCATTGATAGTCTACAGATATTTTCTTAATTATCTCATTATATAATTGAATTTTTTTAGCAAGATTAGTTTGAAACTCTTTTAATTCTTGACCTTTACTCGTTACTTGAGCATTTAACTCTGATTGAAATTTACTAAGATAGGCATTTGCTCTACTAAGTTCTGTTGCCGCTACTTGCAATGTTGAAGCAACCATATCCTCATCTTCATCCTCTAACCATTCTTGAACAGTTAATGGGGCACCATCACCACCTATTTCTGATTTATCAGATATAATATCCTTAGCCTTCTTTACAGCGGCGTTAAAATCAGTGGTTGGGAATGTATAGGTAATACTAATATCTAAATCTGCAATCTGGTCAAATAACGTAGTATCTGCATCTAAATCTGTTGGTAATTTTGTTGTAAAGTCTACCAGTCTCTCTATTAATAACAATTCTGAGGCGTGTAGCACAACTAACTCTTTAAAAGCATCTGGAAAATGTTTATCAGCCACACCTACATAACTAATACCACCATTAGACCAACCTTGTATTGTAATTCTTTCATTAATATCATCTACTGTTCTTCCGCCACTACTTGGTACTATATGTAATTTTGCAGTACTACCTGCGGCAGGAGTAGGTTTAATACTTACGTGGGCACTTTCATCTAAATAATAAGCTGGGTCTTTAGCCATTGCATAATAAATACTTGTTGAATCTGCTAAGTCATTAGCTTGTCTATCACTTACTGGTCTACAATGATATATGCCTCTCTTTGCACCTAGTAAATATGCTCCAGAAAATTTCTTTTCCCATTCATATCCATTGGCAAAGTCATTTCCTTGGTCCACTTCATAAGCAAACATTCTTAACATTTCAGGATTTTTTGCGTGGACAACGCCTAAACAAAAATCAATTCCCTTGAGTAAGGCATCAGTTACATTTAATCCTGTTACTGAGTTTGTGTAATTCGCTATTCTGGTACTAAATGACATTTTTTCCTTTCAGTAAGGGGGGTCCGAAGACCCCCCTATTTACTATATTACGACCATTGCATTAAAGCGTGAGTCTCAGGAAGTGAAATTTCCAAACCAGCTTCGGTAAGGATAATATCTTTTCTTCCGTCCATATTGTTGTCTTGTACATTAGTGACAATGTGAGTGTCTCTTGAGAGACCATTACCAGCTAATGGACGATACTTTACGTTTGCCATATCAATAGCAATCGCAATGTTCTCGTCTTGGTTTCTGAACAGAGGCTCAGCAACAAAATGTAAGTTACCAAAAATGGTATTTACTTTTGTTACCTGATGTCCAAATGCCCCTTGAATGTTCTGTACATCTAGCTTATAAGAACTAGAACCTACAGTGTTATTCAAGAATCCATTAGAACCTAGCTTCTGTAACCAAGCCAAGACTGTGCGAGAAGCAAGAACTAGCTTGTCGCCAGAGTTCCCAGTTTCAGGAGCAAAGAAGTCCTTCATAGAATCTATGAAGTCATCATAAGTAGAACTAGCGTAAGTAAACGCATAATTCTTACCATTTGCTACTGTGTAAGGAACAATCCCGTGTGAATATCTTACAGGACCTGAACCAGATTCGTCAGAAGCACCAACACCGTACAACATAGCGTGTTCGATGTCCATTTTGTGTTCCATTAACTTATCTGACCATACTCTGCGATATTCATCAGGACGACCTCTATAACGAGTGGCTAGAGATGTACCAGAGAATAACTGGATTGCTGTCTTAAAAATCTGACAGTATCCTTCTCTTGTGTACATATCGTCTTTCCATCCCTCTGGGTCGGTTGTTGCTTCACCCCAAGCACTACCAATTACCTGACCTGTTTTATCAGCGGCGATAGCACCTGATGCTTCTAATGCAGTCAATTTAACTGAGGAGTAAGTAGCAACTGTACCAGCGGCATATGTTGCGTTTTCACCATTACCTACATTCTCGATTGATTTGACTTTAAATGCCTTTCCCGCAAGTCTTACAACTTGATTTACGACAAAGAACTGTGGTGCCGCAGTTGCGGCGGTTTCGACTCCATACTTGTCATACTTACAAACCATTTTTAGCTCAGCACTGTCGCTTCCTGCGGCAATACTAGAACCAATGGCTGTCTTAAGGATAAAATCACGGCGTTGCCATTGATGACGTTGTTCAAGGAACTTGAATACTGGGTCATCAGTAGCAGACTTCGCAACTTTGCTTAAATAGACAAAGAATGGAGATTGTTGAGGAGCAAGTTCAGCAACTCTTTCACCAAAATTATAAATTCGGCGTGAATTGTCGATACTTACACCACCGGGGTCTCCCCCTGTTGAACGTGACCATACGTTAGCCATAGTCAGTATCTCCTATTTTAAACCCTTAGGTTTAATTACCCCAAGGGTTGCGATTTTTAAATTCGCCAATCATAGAATCCATCATATTGTCTTCCGGATTTCCCCCTGTATTTCCCTGCGAAGGGAGTACTCCCATACTTGTCGGTACTTGCTGTGCCCTTTTCATCTGGTCAAAGCTATCAGCCGGTGCAGTCTCTGTTTTAGGTGCATCTACAGGAGCAACTGTTGGTTGGTTTCCTGTTTGCAATCTAAACAATTTAAATAAGTTGTCAAGGTTAACTGATTCAGGCTTATCCATAATATTTACGAATTGCTTTATTTCTTCATCAGATGCTTGATAGTTATTTCTTAAATGAGACTGTATCTCACTCATTTGATTTACCCGTGCTTGTCTGTCTGCTTGGGCACGAAGTATGTTATCTCTTTCCTGAGATATCTTATCTCGTTCTTCCTTTACTAAAGCAGTATTATATTCAGCGTGTAGCCGATTATAATCATCCATATCATTTCTCCAGTCATCTACATCTTCCATATACTTGGCAGATTCAGATGTTGGGTCTTCCATTGCTTCAGCTCTAGTGTAACTACGAGGTTTTGCTGGTTTGGGAGGAGGGGGAGGAAAACTATCGTCTTCTTCCTGATTAGCTCCTGTGTCTGGCTGAGGTTGATTAGCCTGTTGTTCTAATGCTTGTAAGCGTTGAGCTAACTGTGCATTTTCATTACGAGCCCTATCTGCCTCACTTTGCCAATATTGATAACGCTTCTCATCGTTATCCTGAGGTTTCTCTTCTTGTGCTTCTGGTTGTTGTTGAGTCTGAGGTTCTACTACATTGACCGTATCTTCAGTGACTCCTGTCATTGCGAATGGGTCATCAGCAGATTCTTCTTCTTCAATACCATTGGCACGAAAAAATCCCTCTAATGGATTGGTTGCATCCATATCTGCATCTGGTTGACCAGTGCCCTGTCCAGAGAAAGCCTGTTCGGTATTCTCAGGAGCTGTAGGGGTTACTGTATTTTCCATATTCAGTTTTCCTTTATTTTCCAGCCGATTTCTTGGAATCGGGTGTGGATTTTTGTTTTTCGGCTTCCTTGTTCATTTCACGAACTCCGGACTTAGCCTGTCCAAGAACATCATCAAGGCGTTTTTCGAATAGTTTGCCAGAGGACTTGCTCTGGGTTGAAACTTTATCGAGTTCACCTTTGAATTTTTCTAGCTCAGCTCTCTGCTTCAAGTGATAGTTTTCACGTTCTCTTGTTTGCAGGTCGCCTTTTAATTCTTTAATTTTTTCTTCTTGTTGTTTTAGTTGACCTTCCATCTGTCCAACTTGGTCCGTTCTCTCTAATACACCTTCCATATCAAATACTTCTGTTTTCTTGAGAACTTCTCTCTTATCAATAATTCCATTTTTATAAGCATCCATATACATTTCAAGTTGAGCATATCTATTTGTTGGTAAAGTAGAGCCAGTTACGACCACTACATCAAAGCTCCCCCTTGATATATCATTCATTACGCTTATTTCACCAGTTTTATCATCGTAAAGTTTTTTATTTATAGCAATTTCAGTCATACTATTATTAGGCTGAACTATTCTAATTATTTTTTCTGCTTGATATAACTGTTGCATTAATGGTATTGCTACTTTTGCTATACGGACCAACGATTGCTCTATATCTTGTAACTTTGACTTAATTTTTCTCTGTCCAAATTCATCAAGTGAGACTGTAGCTTTATAAGTATGAGGTGCGGCTTCAGAATTTCCTTGCATAAGTTCATACAATCCTAATGCGTGGTCAATATCTGTTTTTGCCACTTGCTCATTTTGATATAGAGTACTTGGTAATGGTGTAGGTTGGACTGGCTGTGGTGCCCCACTATCCATATCAACTTCTATTGCAACTCCCGGTTGTGCCCATCTTTGTTCAAAGTCCTGCATATCAACACTTCCAGCAGGAATTAAAATCTTTGTATTTGTACTTGTTGTTGCGTGAGCAATAATAAGAGACCGTGTCTTATTTATATATTCTTGTAAATCCTTTACCATACGAACATCGCTTACTGGGTAGGGTGTTCTATTGTGAATATTCATAAATAGAACGATGGGATAATGTTCGACAGGTAATATACGAGAGTATAAATACTTGTCACCCATAATTACGCACATTTTTATACGCTGTACAGGGACTGACACGGTCTCAAGAACGCCTTCTGAAATTAATTGAGTATAAGGAACCTCTTCTACTTGTGGCATTGGAGGAGCATCTACTCCCTGAGCTTGAGCTTGTTGTAATCCTTGTTGATGCTCTTGCATTAATTTTTGGATTATCTGCTGTGCTTTATCTTCATCTAGTATTATTTGTCCATTTACTCTAATAGCCATTCTAGTCTTATATTCTTCAAATGACTCCTCATCAAATACATCTTCAGTTTTGTTAATGCTATTCTTTATGTGATACCTGTTAACCCAAGTCTTATAGTATCTTTCATAACCTCTGATGTATTCATTGTCCTTGCCAAAGGTTCCTTGCATTTTTGTAGCAGTATCTTCAGGAAAGACTATCCCCTTATCATCGACTCTATCAGTAGTAGGTCTATCTGTATGCAAATCTGATTGAGCGTTCTTAATTGCATCCTCATACATAGGATACATAGACTGAGCCTGTTCTTTTGTGAATAGTCTTGATATTATAATATTTTCTGCATCATCTCCCATTCTATGACGGGAGTTAGGGTCTATATAAACATCTAATGGGTCCACATCGTGAACACAGATTTCTCCCCTACCATAATCTTTTAGGGGGTCAATGTACACGCACATAGCTCCTAAACCCATTGTGTAGTAATCATCTATAACATTACGGAGTGCTTGAGTCCCGTCTGATACATACCACATATATTCGAGTAAACCATTGAAGACCTGTGCTAATCTATTGTCGGAATCTTCTCTCGGTG